CTGCCACCCGCTCGGCCTGAATGGCCTCGAGCCGGGTTCGATGCTCCGCAATCCGCACGTCCATCCGCGCCACAGCCGCGGGATCGTCCATCGCCGCTCGATCGCGCTCCGCGTCCTTGATCGCCCGTGAAAGCGAGCGGAGTTCGTCGGCCAGAGTCTTCTTCCGCTCAGCGAGCCCGGCACGCGTCGCCTCGACCACAGCGGCCACGACGCGCGGATCGGTGGCCATTGCAGCGATGCGACGGACGTACTCCGCCTCGATCTTCGGCGCGGAGACGTACGGCGCTCGACACGCCCTCTTCCCGCCCTTCTGCCGTTTGGAGCACGCGTAGAAGTGGTACCGCCTCGGCCCCTTCTTGCAGTGCGTGGGCGTCATCGACGAGCCGCAGAGGTCACACTTCAGGATTCCGGCGAGAAGGGCGCAGCTGTGCCGTCGTTCGCCGCTCGATCCGGCCACGGCGTTGGCGGCGAGCCGGTCTTGAACCGCTTCCCACGTCGCCTCATCGATGATCGCCTCGTGTTCGCCCGGATACGCTTTCCCGTCCGTTACCACGCGGCCGACAAGCGTTGGATTTGTGAGCAACCCATGCAGCACGCCCTTGTTCCACGGCTTCGCGCCACGCGGCCCGGTCTTCGACATGGTTTCCTTCGTCGTCCAGCCACGCTGGTTCATCTCCTGGGCGGTCGCGATGAGGCTGCCGGTGTCCAGGTAGATCCTGAACGCCTCGCGAGCGCGACGCGCCTCGGTCTCGTTCACGACGAGCCTCTTCTCGACGATGTCGTAGCCGTACAGGGGCGTGCCGCCGCACCATTTGCCACGACGCTTCGCCGCACGAATCTTGTCGCGCGTTCGCTCGGAGACGAGTTCACGTTCGAATTGCGCGAAGGAGAGCAGCATGTTGAGCGTCAATCGACCGATGCTCGTTGACGAATCGAGCCGCTGCGTGACCGCGACGAGGGCTACGCCGTGCCGTTCGAGGAGGTCGATGATCTTCGCGAAGTCGAGAAGGGAGCGCGAGAGGCGGTCGATCTTGTAGACGACGATGCAGTTCACGTGGCCGGCCGCGACATCGGCCAGAAGGCGGCGCAACGCGGGGCGATCCATCGTTCCGCCGGAGAAGTTGCCGTCGTCGTAACGGTCGGGGAGCGCCGTCCAGCCTTCGCCACGCATACTGGCGACGTACGCCTCGGCCGACTCACGCTGCGCGTCGAGGGAATTGAAGTCGGAATCCAAGTTCTCGTCGGTGGACTTGCGTGTGTAGATAGCGCACCGCATCGCAACGCCGACGCACGGAACGGCCGCTGTGCCAAGCCGACCGTTCCCATTCCGCCGTGTCGCGAGCGTGGTCGCCATCTATCGCAGCGTCTGCGCCACGCGCTGGGTGAGCGACTCGAGCAAGCCGGGCATCTCGACCCGCATGAGGTCGAGCACGTCGCGGGCGATGCGAGCTTCACGCATCAACCGGCGGCGGTCGAGATGGTCGAGCGTCCCGAACTCGCCGCGCATCACGTCTTCGATTGCAGCAAGCCGAACTGGATCGGTCTCGCCCGTCGCCTTCGCGATGAGGTCGCTGTACATCACGCGCCCTCCTTGTCGGCCGCCGCCCGTCGTGCCGAGTTGACGCCCTGAAGCACGCTACGTAGCGTTGCGATACGAGCGCAGAGCATGTCGATGTCGAGCGCCGACCCCTGCACCTCGCCCGCGGAGTTGATCCACGCCGCGTCGCCCGCGTCGGACTCCAAGCGCTCAGCCAGCGTGGTGAGGCGTTTCGCCAATCGCTGCGCGTAACCGGCCAGCGTGCGCTCTGCGTCGATCATGTCCGCGCGAGTCTCGGCTTCGAGCATGCCGACCACGTCGCGGGCGTCGTATGCTTCGTTCGCCTCTCGCTTCGCGGCCAGCCGCATGCGATCGAGATTCGGCGTGGCGCTCATCGCTCACCGCCTTCAGCGTGCAACTCCTCCTTCGCTTCGATGTCGCCCAAGAACGCCAGTACGCGTAGCACCTCGAGCCGTGCGTGCTTCACGTCGGCGACGTGGCACCAGAACGACGGCGTTTGCTCCTGGCGAGCGATGTGGTTGTTGAGCGCGAGCGGCAGTCGGTCGATCACCTCGCGGAGTTGGCTTTGGACCTTGCGGTACTCGACGGCGGGGTTCATTTCTTCCCTTTCGGCTTCGGTCCAGTCAGCCCGAACCACCGATACCCCGAGCAATGCGTCCCGCTCAGTTTGCACGCCAACGCGCTGAGCGACGTGTAGATCGTCCCGTTGTGCTCAAACTCGCGCTCGCCGCGAACGACGACCGTGATCTTCTTGCCGCGATACGTTCTGACCAACTTCGTGCCCGGCGCAAGCGTCGGCGACTTCTTCGACTTCGGTCCGTCGATCGTCGCGACACTCTTCGCCGCCTCGGCTCTCGCGCGACCACGCAAACGCGGCCTCTTCGACTTGATGACCTCGTCTGCCTTCGGCGCGTCCGTCCCGCCTATCGCGAGCCCGTCCACCGCCTTCGTCTTGCGTGCTGGTGCTATCATCTTGCTAACCTCCCCACGCGGCATCAGTTAGTGATGCTAGCCACTCCCCACACATGAACGCTCTGATTGGCTCTCGACATCCACTCGAATAGAGCGCCGAGATGCAGATTGTTTGAAGCCCGTAAGGCGCGACACGGGCGCGCTTTGTGCGCGCCCCATGTCTACGAAACTGCTGCTATAGATGGTAGGACTCGCCTTCGGAGAAGCACATCGAGTGCTCACCGCCTTTCAGGAACGCGATGTAATCCTCGACGACCTTGCGATTTGGACCGCTGAGGAGGCCACTGAAGAACGCCCGGCTGAAGCCGCGACCGCACAGTGCGGTCCGCAGGAGCAAGGGCATCTGATCGAAATCGAGCGTCAGGCGCATCGGCTGCGCGCGAAGATCAAGGGCGTGCTGACCGATGCTCAGGATGGCGTCGTCGTACGCCTGCTGCGTGCGGTCGTCTTTGGGAATCGAATCGAGCGCTTGTTCCAGCGCCGAAGCGATGGCGCCCGACTGGTTCCCCGACACCCAAAGTGCCGACACGTTACGATATGAGTCTTTGATGTCTGGCGGCCACTCTTCGTGCTTGTACGTGTAGCCGAAGGCAGTCGCACACTCGTGCAATATCGCGTACTCGAGACCGGTCAGGTTGAATTTCTCATCTTCGCGATACGCGTGGACGTGCATTTTGGTTCCTCCCTTGCGTAAATGTGGTGGAATCGGAAAACTATCGACCCTCGTTGGACGAGGGGCTTGGTGAAACAGCGCTGATACGGAAGACGGTGCTTGTCGTTGGACGACGGCGTCGAGGCCTCGGCGTGGCCGAATCGGCGCGCGAGACGAGTAGCCGGAGGATGCCGGCGGCGAGACAGGACGCCACGCCTTCGAGATCGCTGCGCACGTCTGCGGCATCGACGGTCATCGCGGCGCGCCCACGAAATCGAGTGACGGCAGCACGAGTGATCCGGGCGGCCGGTCCCCGCGCTCGTACCGCACGAACGCCTCCAGGAGGCGCATCGTCACGGCGCGGCCATGACGACGGTCGCCAGCCCAGAACATCGGGAGGCGGTACTTCACCGACCAAGTCAGGAGCGATCGAGCGGCGGCGCGCGCACTCATCTGCGAGAAGGCGGGCGTCCTCAAGAAGTCGGCGAGCGTCGACTCGATTACGATCGCCGCGTAGCGCAACTCGGCCAACCGCTGCACCTCGCGCTCGAACCGGCCACGGTTGCGGCCGAGCGAGTTGAAGGCGTCGGACTTTGACTTCCGCTCGATCGCCACGAGATGCTCGGCCCCCTCGACGCTGTAGTCGCCGGCGTTCAACGCCTTGACCACAGCGCCGGGGTACCGATACGGCCGCTGCTCGCGCGAATCGATCACGATCCGGATCGGCTCAGAACGGGGCATCCTCTTCGCTCGCATTACCGACGGCCTCGTAGCCATCGAACGGGATCCGATTCCGGCGGCGCTCCTTGCCATCGTCATCGACGTACTCCTCGATCTGCACGGTCACGAGCGCGGCGCGGCCGCGGAGCATGGCCGGCGTGAGGTCGAGCTCGCCCGAGGTGTCGAGCCCGAGCCGCGAGCAGACGAGCTTGATGCGCTTCATGGCGGCGGAAGCGAACACGAGGTTGTCGAAGAGATGGCGGCCCGCGTGCTCGCCCTCGAGGATCTTGAGCTTGAGCTTCCACATCTCATTGCCCTTGCCCGTCGTCGTCTGTTCTACCGAGTTGACCTCGGCGAGATAGGTGCCCTCCGGCACCGGCGTGAATGTCTTTGCGTCCTCGATGGTCGAGAAATCGATCTTCGGCATCTCAGTCTCCTTTCGGTGTTGGCGTTGAGTTCTTGGACTGGCGTGCTGCAAGCGTGGCGGCCCACTTCTCGATGATCGCTGCCGCGGCCTCGGTCGAGATGTCGTGCAGGCCCTCCGCGCCGTACGCTTCGCACCGCTTGATCACCTGTTCCTGCGGGATCCGCAGCTCCTCGATGAGGTCGAGAAGACGGCGGCGCTGCGCGTCCGTGACGACAACGAACGGCTTCGCCTCGCGCGTGAACGTTTCCTCGCCGAACAAGCGGCTGAAGAGCGCGTAGGAGTGCTCGAAAGGCTCGGTGGGGAGGAGCCCCGACCGATCCTTCACGACCTCCGCGACGAAGCGACCCTTCGCGTCGCGCGAGAGCCGGAGCACGACATCGAAGAGGTAGGCGAGGCTCTTCTCGCCGTCGAACGTGAAGCCCGCCGGCTGCATGAACGCGGCATCGCTGTAGAGCACCTTCTCCCGCGCTGTGACGATCAGGTTCGTATCGAGCCCGAGCAAGAGCCGCATGAAGTCCTTCCACTCGGCCTTGATCGTCGCCCACTCGCGCGGGCCGTTCTCGAAGTACTCGAACTTGTAGCCCTTCGAACTCTTCGCCCGCCGAAGGAAGATCTCGTTCCACTTCTTCTGGAGCGCGTCCCAGAGGATCGTGATGGGATCCACGACGACCGTGCGATACGGATGCGGGTGTTCATGCAGCCAACGCACCGCGGCGACGGCGTCATCGAAGGCCGTCGTCCGCAGCACGTCGAAGCGGAACTTACCGGAGTAGAGATCGGCGCCGCCCTCGAGGTCGAAGAGCGCGACCCCAGGGAAGCCGAGCGCCAAGGTCGTCTTGCCGGTGCCGCTGTTGCCGTAGGCGAGCACCTTGAGGCGCTTGGGCTGCGATTGCGCCGCCGCGAAAGGCGAGTCGGGTGCGAGAGATCGCGTTGCGGTGTCAGTCATGTCGTTCCCTCCGAGTTCATGGTTTGCGTACCGTCGAGCAGCCGCCGGAGCTTTCCGACGATCGCCTCCTCGAGCGCGGCGGCCATCTCTCGGTTCAGCGGCTGGTGGATGTAGTGCGGATGCCCGCTCGCCGAGAACCGGCGGGGGTAGGTGCAGATCACATTGCCGTCGGCGGCGCGAACGACGCTGATGTCGTTCAGCAGGTGGTCGCCGAGACGGACGGACGCGTAGCCGAGCAGGCCGTTCTGACCGGGGGCGAAACGGAAGCGGACCTCGGAGATGAGTAGATCGGGAGCGGGGTGAGATGATTCGGTCATAGGTTGTCCTCCGTGCGTGAGTCCAGTGGTGAGGAGTTGTGGATGAAGAAGGTGATGGGGATAGACAGGGGGTTTGGCGCGGCCGGAGACAGCCATTGTGCCAATGCGCCACACATATATATGTGTGGCGAATGGCACAAACGGCCGTGTCGCCGGTGTCGTGCCGTGTTAGTGCCAAGGCTGACGAGTGGTTCGGACGCCCCGATTTTGAAGCGAGGATCGTTGCTCGCAACGACTTGCTTCGAGGTCTTGGCCTGTGGCGTTGTGGGATTCGCCGGACGTTGTGCCGTGTTTGTGCCAGCAGACGTTTGTGCCACGGCGTCCAAAATCGATCGCGTTTTTGAGCGGATGGCACAAACTCGCCGCATCACTCGCCGTCCCGATCTTCGAGGGAGATGATGGTCGCCTTGCGCGCATCGGTTGGGAGTTTCGACGCAAGCCGCCATTGACCTCGCTTGGGGTTATCGAGGATGCCGGCGACCTTGAGCGCGTCCATCGCGCGTCTTGTCGTCCGCCGGGAAATCCCGGCCGCCGCGCAAACACCCTCGATGGCGTTCGCCGCAGCCGATTCCCGTCCGGTAAGAAACTCGATGATCACGTCCTCGGCGCGCTCCGCCTCGGCGTCGTGAACGCCACCGGCGCCCGTGATCGTGATCGCGCCCTCAGGTCCGTCCGATGCGTAGCAGGTCCGAAGCGTCCGCTTTTCACCGCCGCGTCGCTTTGCCATGTGGAGGTCGAGGCTGTCCGGCTCGGAGCCGGCGACGGCGAGGATCACGCAGCTGGACTGGCTGCCGAAGGTGGAGGAGCCGCGCGCGAGATCGATCGTCTCGATCCGCGAGTCCTGCCCGTTGGGGGCCGCCTTGCGCCGATGGTGAACGATGATGAAGGCGACGCCGTACTGATCCCGCAGGCGATGAAGGGTGCGGTACACCGCGGAGACGAGGGCTGCATTATTCTCGTCCGCGACCCCGAATACCGTCGTGGCGGAGTCGCAGGCGACGACCTCAGGGCGGAAGCTCCGGATCTCCTCCTCGAGCCGCGCGACGCCTTCGTCGGTGTTCAGGACAATCCCGGAGCTCGCTGCAACCCGGAGGTTCGCGAGGTCTCGGTGTCCGCCGAGCCGTATATAGAGGCGCGCCGCCTCCATGTCGCCTTGCTCTTCGTCGAAAACGATGACGCGAACAGGGCGAGTGATCTTGAGCCCGCACCACTCGGGGTCGCCCTTCGTGAGCGCGACGACGAGGCTCCCGATCGTCGTGGACTTGCCCGCGCCGGGTGAGCCGACGAAGAGAACCTCGTCCCGCTCGGCGATCCAGCCCTCGACGAGCCACTTCATGGGCGGGATCTCGTCGTTGGCGATCTTGGCTAGGTCTAGGTAGCGGACCGGCTCGGGGCCGTTCTTGCGTGCGGCGCTCGTTAGGCGCTCGCGTAGAACCTCGGCTCCGTACTTCGTCAGGACGTCGTTCCCGTCCTTGGCGTCCTCGGGCCAGCTCGTTGAGTAGACGCGCGCATTGGTTCCGGCGGCGCCGCCGAGCACGGCGAGCGCTTTCTCCGTCGCTTTCCGACCTTCTTCGTCCGCATCGAAGGCGAGCACGATCTCATCGCACCGTGTTACCCACGGCCTCGTTTGTTCCTTCGTCGAGCCGCGGCCGATGTCCACGGTCTCTGTGAGGGCGCCCTCGATAAGGCCGGCTCCGGGGATTCCGAAGACGGCGATGTTCTCTGGCGCGTGGAGCGAGACCGTCACCCAGTCGGTCAGCCCTTCACAGACAATTGCCTTCTTCGGCGCGTCTTCGGCGCCACGGAGCAGTGCGAGGCCGGCGGGATTGGCGAACAGCGTCCCGTGCACGGAACCGCAACTCCACGTCCGAGCACCCTTGCGCCAGTCGTCCGGTGGCGCATCCCCGACGAAGCGGCCCTGGAGGGCTGTGAGGGCGCCGTCCTTGGCCGAATAGAGGGGCGCGACGATTCGGTAGTCGCCGCGACTGAGCACGCGCAAGGCTTCACGAACCGCCTCGGGCGCTTTAGCGCTGTATGTCGGCGGAACGAGGCCGATCAGTGACGAGGCCGCTCCGGGTTCGATTGCCGCGAGCAGCGCTCGCTTCGAGAGATATTCGCGTACGGCGCGATCTTCCCCGCAACGGACAGCTGCATTATCGAACGCAGCCAACGCGACAAGCCCAACATCGTCGGTCGTCAGCGTCCGCTTGGCGGGCGTTGCTCCTGCGACTGCCGCTGACGAAGGCACGTCGGAACGTGGGCTCGAATCGGCGTCGCGGCGGAGGGCGTTGAAATCGACGTCTACCGCCTCACAGAACTCCTTCGTGTTCAGCACTCTGTTGAGGCACGAGCATCCGTAGACGTTGCGAGCTGGGTCGAGGTAGGCGCTCGCCGAACGGTCGGCGTGCTTGTGGCGCTCGGGGAAAACACAGCACACGGAGTACGTGCCGCTCGGATTGCGGCGCTTTGGGAGGGTGTACCCGGCTCGTTTCCATGCATCCAGGATCAAGCCGTCGGGCAGCGTGAGCGTGACCGCGTTCACGATGCCACCGCGTGAATTAGGCTCCAGATGCGGCAGGGAGGGAACAACGCTGTATTCACATTCGACAGAATCTCAGCTGATCGACCCATCGGACCCCTCTGGTGACCAAATCAAGTTCTAGCGATGACCGAGTATCAGCAGTGCCATTGAGACTCGTCTATTCGGCTATTAGCCGAACGGCTCTCTGCGCCTGACGCGCGCAGTATCAGGAGCGCCTTCGTGCCTCGTCTATTCCGCTATTAGTGGAATAGCCCTCGCGCTCGCACGTGTCGCCCCTCTGCCTAGTGGTCTCGCTGGCGCAGTATCGAGAGGGCTCGCGAAGAGGTCTATTCGCGTATTACGCGAACAGACCTCTGGGTAGTCCGACTGTTGTCGTGATCTCTCGTTGACATCGAGCCGTGCGAGGCGCACGATGCCGCCGAGTAAGACCAGACATCAGCGACACCCGATAGCCGGGGTCGTCACGCGACTCGACTCAAAGCGTGCGGCCGCGGCGTTTCTGTTTTTGGGATGGGAGGAGGGCGGGGATGATCCACACGGTTTGCATTCGGGTAGTGGCGTTCGTTCGTGTCGTCGGCGTGATCCCAGCGATCGGGTTTTCATGCATCGCCGGTTTGGAGTTCGTGGCTATTGCAGCGGTCGTCAGGGTTTGGTTGTGAGCGTGGCAACCGAAGTGGCAACGGCGGCGAGATGCTCTGATGGCGCAGCGCCGGCCGTGCGCCATAACGCACGCGCTGCTGTATGGTGGACTGGCTATGCTAAGTTACTAGCATCTAGCGACGCCGTAACATGGTTCCCTTGTGTCACTTACGATCGGGTGACGGCCAAGCGCAGCGTTCGAGTGGTGGCTGGGATTTCTGGCAACCTTCCAGCGGTTCTAGGTGGGTAAAGGGTGGCAACTGGTTGCCAGGGGCGGGGATGGGAGGAGGGGCGGATGAAGCGGCGGCGTCAATCGCCATGCCGAGAAGCGTCGAGATGTGGCCGGTCGAGAAGCTCCGGCCTTACCATAAGAACCCTCGGAGCCACAGCGCGGAGCAGGTCACGAAAATCGCGGCGAGCCTCCTTCAGTTCGGCTGGACCAACCCGATCCTGGTCGCCTCCGACGCGGGCGTGATAGCGGGCCACGGAAGGCTCATGGCGGCGCAGCAACTCGGGCTCACGGAGGTGCCGGTCATCGAGCTGTCGCACTTGTCGCCTGAGCAGCGGCGCGCCTACGTCATCGCCGACAACGCGCTCGCCCTCGCCGCAGGTTGGGACGAGCAACTCCTCGCCGCCGAACTCAAGGACCTCGACGCGCTCGGCTTCAACCTCGACGTGATCGGCTTCGACGACGACGAGCTTCGCGATCTGCTCGGCGAGGACGCGCCGGAAGAAGCGCCGATCCCCGCGACGCCGGAGACTCCGGTCACGCAGCCGGGCGATCGATGGTTGCTCGGCGCGCACGTGTTGGTCTGCGGCGACTGCACCAATGAAGACGTCGTGCAGCGGACGATGGCCGGTGAGCGTGCGACGTTGTTCGCGACGGACCCGCCGTATCTCGTCGCGTATACGGGCACAAACAAACTCTCCGCCTCGAAGAGCGACGGCAAGGATTGGAGCGCCGATTACGAGGACTGGGACAACCCCGAACAGGGCCGCGCGCTCTACGATGGCTTCATCGCCGCAGCGATCAAGCACGCGATCGTTCCCAGCGCTGCGTGGTATTGCTGGCATGCGTCGCGACGCCAAGCGCTACTCGAACAGTGCTGGATCGACGCTGGCGCGTTCGTGCATCAGTCACTTGTTTGGGTCAAGACGCGCGGCGTGCTCACGCGCTCGACATATCTCTGGCGTCACGAGCCGTGCTTTCACGGATGGCTCAAGGGCAATCGCCCCTACTTCCACCGCCAGAGCGAAGACCCGACGAGCGTGTGGGAAGTTGCGTCGTCTGAAGTCGAGTCGCACGACCATCCGACGTCAAAGCCGACACGCCTCTTCGAGATCCCGATGCTCATTCACACGCGACCGGGCGAGATCTGTTACGAGCCGTTCTCGGGCTCCGGCTCGCAGATCGTGGCGGCCGAGCGCACCAAGCGTCGCTGCTACGCGATCGAGATCAACCCGCGCTTCTGCGACGTGGCGATCTTGCGCTGGCAGAACGCGACCGGCAAAGCCGCGACGCTGGACGGTGACGGCCGCGACTTCGCAACGATCGGCGCGGAGCGTCTCGCCGCCGCCGTGACGGAGTAGCACGATGGCCACGCTCATCTCGCAACGCGCGTACGCACGTTATCGTGGTGTGTCGCACACGAGCGTGCAAAAGGCAGTCAACATGGGGCGCATCAGCTTGATCGACGGAAAACTCGATCCCGAGATCGCGGACCGCGAGTGGAGTGAGAACGTCGATCTCACGAAGCCGCGCAACTCCGTTAGCGGCACGCCGAAGATGACGCGAGCGTCAGACGCGCCGTACGCTGCGATGGCGATCGATGAGGCGGCTGTGGCAGCGCCGATTCCGCGTGTAGTCGTCACTGCTCCCGTTCCCGTCCGTGTGGTGGAGCCGTCGCCGCCGTCACCGCTTGACGACGCGCCCGAGCCATCGGTGCCGCAGCCGACAAGCTCCGCCCGCGGGTACGCTCAAGCCCGCGCCGCGCGCGAGACGTTCGAGGCCAAGCTCGCGAAGGCGAAGTACGAACAAATGATGGAGCAGCTTGTAAACGCGGACGAAGTGAAGGTCGCCGCATTCAATCGCGCACGCCGCACGCGCGATCTCCTGCTCGCGCTACCCGACCGTCTCTCCGCCGTTCTCGCCGCCGAGTCCGACGCCGACGAGGTCCATCGGCTGCTCACCGAAGAAGTCACGCGTTGCTGCGAGGAGCTGAGCCGTGCCCACACCCACTGAGATCTACGATCAAGCGTTCGCGGAAGGATTCACGCCGGAGCCGGTCCTCACGGTGTCCGCGTGGTCGGATCGTCACCGCATGCTCGTCGGGAAAGCGTCATCGGAGCCGGGCTACTGGCGTACGTCGAGGACGCCGTATCTGCGCGACATCATGGATGCGCTCTCGCCGTCGAGTAAGGCGCAGCGTGTCGTGTTCATGAAGGCATCGCAGTTGGGAGGTACTGAAGCAGGGTCCAATTTCCTGGGATACATCATCCATCACGCCGCCGCACCGACCTTGATCGTCGTCCCGACCATCGAACTTGCGCGGCGTTTCAGTCGCCAACGTCTCGATCCGGTGATCGCCGCAACGCCCGTCCTCGCGTCGCGTGTCCAAGAGGCGCGCGCCCGAGATGGCGGGAACACGATGTTGACGAAAGAATTTCCGGGAGGCATCCTGATCCTCACCGGTGCCAACAGCGCCGCTGGCCTCAAGTCGATGCCGATTCGCTACGTGTTCTGCGACGAGATCGACGAGTTCCCCGGCGATGTCGAAGGCCAGGGCGACCCGATCTACCTCGCCGAGAAACGCACGACGACGTTCGCACGCCGCAAAGTCTTTCTCGTCTCGACGCCGACCATCAAGGGCCTCTCGCGCATCGAGCGTGAGTTCCTCGCATCGGACCAGCGCCGCTACTACGTGCCCTGTCCGTTCTGCGGGAACTTCGACTGGATTCGCTGGGAGAACATTCGCTGGGACGAAAACCAGCCTAAGACCGCCGCGCTCGCGTGCTTGAACTGCGGCTCCCTCATCGACGAGCACCACAAGACGACGATGCTCGCGAAGGGGGAGTGGCGTCCGACCGCGGAGTCGTCCTCCGGGACGGTCGGCTTCCATCTCTCGTCTCTGTACTCACCCTTGGGCTGGAAATCCTGGTCGAGTTGCGTCGAGGAGTTTCTGCAGTCGAAGTCGGAGCCGGTGAAGCTCAAGACGTGGATCAACACCGTGCTCGGCAACACCTGGGAGGAGCGCGGCGACTCCGCCGATCCGAGCGTGCTCATCTCGCGTGCAGAGCGCTATGCCGCTGAGGTTCCGAACGGCGTGGGGGTGCTGGTGGCCTCCGTCGATGTGCAGGGCGATCGGCTCGAGGCGCAGGTCAAAGGCTACGGGGCAGCCGAGGAGTCCTGGCTCGTCGCGTTCTCGCAGTTCCACGGCGATCCCGGCCGCGAGACGGTCTGGCACGAGCTCGACGCGTTCCTGCAGCAGGAGTTCACGCACGAGTCGGGACGGAAGGTGCGAATCGAGTGCGTCACGGTCGACAGCGGCGGGCATCACTCGGAGCAGGTGTATCGGTTTTGCAAGGTGCGCTCGGGGCGGCGCGTGTTCGCGGTTCGTGGCGGTGGCGAGCGAGGGAAGCCCGTCGTTGGGCGCGCGACGCAGCACAACCGGTATCGCACCGCGCTCTTCACGCTCTGCGTCGATACCGCGAAGGAGATCGTGATGTCGCGGCTGCGCATCGGCTCGCCGGGGCCGGGATACTGCCATCTGCCGGAGTGGGTCGATGCGGAGTATGTGGCGCAGCTCACCGCGGAGAAAGCGATACGGAAGTACGTGAAAGGCAAGGGGACCGTGCGTGAGTGGGTGAAGACGCGCGAACGCAATGAGGCTCTCGATCTCGAGGTGTACTGTCTCGCCGCGCTCTACATCCTCGGCCCTGCGTTCGTGCGGGCGCTGCCCGAGCGTGCCGCCCAGTGGGCGAAGCCGCAGGCCGTATCCGCGGCGACTCCTCTCGAAGCGCGACCCGCACAGTCCTTCCCGCGACGAAAGGGTTGGGCCACGAGTGGCTTGTGGCGCGGCCGGCGGGGAAGCTGGGTTGATGGCTGGCGATGAGGTTCTTGCTGGAAGGCAACCCGCGTCGTACCTTCGGTCTCATGCGACGCGTGTATCTCGACAACAGTCATCTCTGGTTGCTGGAAACCGCGCTGAAGGAGCGGCCCAGCGATTTCGAGCGCTTCGCTGAGCGGCTTCGGTCCGCGAGAGCGACACTCGCACTTGGGATGTCAAATGCGCTTGAGATCTCGAAGTCGATCTATTCGGACAGTCGGCAGTATCGATGTGCGGTGTTCCGCCGCCTCGCGCCCGTCTACTGCGCAATACCGACCGAGATGATGCTGAGGGCCGGGCTTCACGATGTGCTTCAACGGGAGCTCGCGGCTGCACTCGATCTCTTGGGTGAGAGCGCTTCTGGAACCGTCGCCTTCCCGCACATTCTGCACGAATCCGAGGTACAGGAGATTTTCGTCGCGTTCGAGTCCGATGAGCTCCAAGGCACACGCAAGGTGCTTGATCTTGCACTTGGCGCGTGGTCCGAGATGGAGAACTCGACCCCTCGTATCGGCGGCACCCGGCGGCTACGCGACATTCCAGAGCTTCCAGTCGCTGAACTGACCGATGAGATGCTATCAAAGATGCTTGATTCGATGCCAACGTCGTTTGCGGAGCTATTCAAAGACAATCCGCAGATGCTGCAATTCATGGAGTTGCTGCCCCCAGAGCAACGTGCTGCAATTGAGGCAGGTAGTCGTCAGCAGATGCGAGAGATGATGACGAAAATGCGGTCCGAAGGGCCGCGCAAGGTGATAGCCGATAGTGTGGGCGCCGATCTGACGAACAAGGCCGTCCTGCGTCAGACAGGCGATGAGGCGCTTGTGAGGTCTCGCCTGAAGCAGGATGCGCTCGCGATTGCCTCCCACTATCTCAGCCCCGAGAAAGCCGAAGAGTTGTCGAGGACAGTTGCGCTTGAGCACTGTCCTGCCCGGTGGCTCAAGTTTCAAGTGGAGCGCGAGATCGAGAAGGCCGAGCCCAAATCCCTTCCAAGCAATGAGTACGACCTGATGCATGTTAGCCACTTGCCTTATGTTGATCTGCTCTTCACCGACAAGCGCATCAGGGCGTA